ATCTAAAACAATAATTACTGTTAGTGAGATCGATGTCGATTAGCTGTATGATTTGCGGAAAAACTATCGAAGATTTTAATTTTTGTAACGAATGCATATTTGAGATGTCTGACTGTCACCCAGATCTAGAGAAATTAATGTGTTTTGTAGATACTTTTTTATTTGTAGAAGAATCGAAGAGATTGATTGCGTACTTGGATAGCATTGAAGAGTACAGCGACTGCAACTGTTTCGAATACGATGACCAAGCACACTGTTTAGACCTCTCGTTCTATTTGAAATTTAAAACGAAAAACGAACAGTATTGCGTAGAATTTAAAATATTAATAAAGGACTAGATATGCCACTCTTAAAAGGAAAAAAAGCGAGAACTAAATCAGGAATATCAAGCAATATTTCAACCGAAATTAAATCGGGTAAAAAAAAATCACAAGCTATCGCAATAGCATTAAGCGCTGCGAAAAAGAAAATTAAGCGCAAAAAAGGCGTAAAATAAGCATAAAACAAACGTAATCCTAGAATAACACACTAATCAAGTAAAAAAAAAAAGGGGAAAAATGGGAATTCCAGGACGAAGAATCGAAAAAGACTATCCCCCAGAAAAAATCATAGAGATGATGCACGAACACGGCGGAATCATAAAGAATGTCGCAAAAGAAATGGGATGTGCTCTCAAAACACTTTACGATCAAATGGATCTGTACCCTGAAATTAGAGAAGCACAGCAGTTAGCAGACGAAAGGCTCGATCGTCATGTTGTAGAGACATACTACGAAACTCTAGACACTCTAGCGTCGATGACGATTGAAGAACCATCAGTCGCGTTAAATGCTGTTAAGCTTGGCCTGACCAAATCAAAGAAGTCTAGATATTATACTCCACCCAAGGAAAAAGAAGCCGATGCTTCTATTAGTCCAGCACAGATAGCTGCAATAGCTGGAGAAAACGCAGAACTAAAGAAAAAAATAGAAGAACTAGAGTCAAAAATTGGCAAGTAAGATAGATTTCTCAAGACTGCACGATAAGAAGTATCGCATGAATAACTTGTATCATATCGTCGACAGAGACGGAAACGATATCAAGTTCGTGATGACTGATGTGCAAGAAGATGTCTTTGATAACCTACATACTCGTAACCTAATTTTGAAAGCCCGGCAGCTCGGAATGTGCTTAGATCCTGAAACACTTGTTTTAACAGATAAGTTCACTTGGGTAAAAATTGCTGATCTAAAACCTGGCGATGGAATCATTGGAACGGACGAGTTTGCTGAAAAAAGAGGAAAGCGACGACGACTTAGGCCGGCTATCGTTGAGGCAACTCGAAAGCACATAGCAACTCGTTACAAGATTACATTCGATAACGGAAAAACTCTAATTTGCACTGGTGAACATCGATGGTTAACTCGTAACAGTTCGACAGATTATCACTGGAGAAGCATCAACGGAGAACCAAAGAATAGATTAAAAGTAGGGCATAAAATAAGGAGAGTTGTAACCGATACTTGGGAAAAAGGTGATTTTGACGATGGTTGGATGAGTGGAATGCTCGACGGTGAGGGATCTCTAGCAAAAAGCAGCAGACAAGGTGGATCGATTGGTCTTAGTCAACTTGATGGTGATGTCTTTGAAAGAATGGAGAAATATTTTAAAGACAGAAAGTATAATTATCGAATTGAAATAGACAAGGCAGAGAGAAAGTCAAAGTTTGGAAGTAATCCAGTAAATAAGATTGTTGTTGGTCGTGTTGATGAAATCATTAAGTTAGTTGGAATAACTCGACCAACTAAATTCATCAAAGGAACATGGTGGCATGGAAAAGAAATGCCACAAGTGAAAGACGGGCCGTTTTCTACAGTAGTAAATATCGAAGAGATTGGAGAAGGTGAAGTTGTAGACTTACAAACTTCTACAAAAACTTTCATTGCTGAAGGTTACGTATCTCATAATTCAACGTTCTCTGTTCTCTATCTTCTAGACGAGGCGATATTCAATTTCAATATGTCGTGTGGTATCGTTTCGTATTCACTCCAGCATGCTCAGCACATTTTCAAGCGAATTATCGGACATGCTTTAGATAATTTACCTAAAGAACTCAAGCCTGTGGGTATCATTCAGCACTCAGCACATGAGATCACGTTCAGTAACGGGTCTTTCTTGCGTGTTGATACGACGCTTCGAGGAGGAACGTGTCAGCTAGTGCTTATCTCTGAATTCGGTAAGACGTGTGCTCGCAGTCCTCAAAAGGCGGAAGAAATCGTAACTGGAACACTCCAGACGATCTCACAATCTGGAACTGTGATCATAGAGAGCACTGGTGAGGGAAACTCTGGTCATTACGCGACTATGGTGCATCAAGCAGCAGAGAGAGGAAATGAAGACTTAGGAGCGCTTGAGTACAAGATATTTTTTTACCCGTGGTTTAAAGAAATTTTGTATAGGATGCAAAGAAGCGTTGAGTGGGACACCGAACTTACTGATTATTTCAAAAAGATTGAAAAAGAAGAAGATATAACACTGGAGTTAGAGCAAAAGAACTGGTACGCATCTAAGAAGGCTGAGCTTGGCGATAAGATGGGTCAAGAATTTCCTAGCACGGTAGCAGAATCTTTTTTAAGTTCTTCAGATGCCTACTATTACGCAGAATATATAGAAAAAGCATACAAGGATGGTCGAATTCTTAACGTGAGCCCCTATGACGCTCTTCTTCCGACTTACGTGGCAATGGATATAGGTGTTAACGACCTTACAGCAATTATATTCTTCCAGTGTGCCCACGGAGAAATCAGAATTATCGACTACTACGAGGATAATCGCAAAGGAGTCGACTTTTACGTTAATTTCATAACCAGAGAAAAAAACTACATGATTTCTACGGTATTTCTTCCACACGACGCCGCAAAAATGGATGGAATTGTAGTTGAAAACACATACGAGAGGGATTTTCGAAGATTACTGGTAAATACAGCTATCAATGTTCGTGTTCTTAAGCGCACAGACGTAAATCTGGGGATCTCTCATGCTAAGATCAAGTTTGCTCGCAGCGTGTTTAATGGCCCGCGTTGCAAGCAACTTATAGAACATCTTGGAAAATATCGTAAGCAGTGGTCAGAGCCTCAGGGTAGATATTTAGATCGCCCGTATCACGATCTCCATAGCAACGCAGCAGATTGCTGGAGATATACCTGTTCAGCAGTAAACAGCGTCGAATCGTCAGTAAATACAAGCAGTGAACTGGAAAAGCATCGAGCAGCAGTGGATTCGAGGAGAATGAGGATCTAAGATGGTAAACAAGCGCAGAAAAAAACAATCAGGAATCGTAGCAATTGGACAACAACCGTGCAAGTTGGGACCAGGAAAGAAGCGTAAGCCACTAAAAAAAAGAATTAAACTTTCAAGAGTTCCAGATAAATAAACACATATGCTATGATCTGTCATGTTATATTACCTTAGGTAACGCACCCATCGCGTTGCACCGCGACAGGTGCTCGGACTTTATAATCTAAGGCCTTTGGCAAGATCCCTTATCTCAGTTTCACCGTATGGAGCTGAGATTTTTTTTGTAATAAAATATCTATAGATATTAAGTTAAAAACTCTGTACATACCAGTCTAAAAATGCTATTTATATAGTATAAAAAATATGGTGTACTTTTGGAAAACTACGATATCAGATCCGAATTTCTTGAGAATTACCGATACGCACACGATTACTGGCAGCCGTTTGTAAAAGATGCTGAAGTATATACTCTTGCTGCATCCGGTTATACTTGGTCGGAAAGAGAGCGCAAAGCACTCGTAGCAGAAGGACGTGAGCCTATTGAATTTAATATCACACGACGCCCTTTGCAGTATTTCTCTGGTTATCTTAGAGATAATGTAAATCAAATTATTTATGGGCCAGTAGAAGGGTCTGATCAGAAGACTGCTGACCAGTTCACCAAGCTTAGTCACTATATTTGGGACAAAGGACAAGGATTTCCAAACTTCCTAGACGCAGCAGACGAGGGTCTTAAAAGTGGTATCGCTTTATGCGGTATTCGAATGGACTACTCAAACGACTTCGTAAACGGCGACATTGCATTCTACAAACGCACATACAACAGTTTCTATTTAGATCCTACGTTTGAATCTATTGATCTAGCAGACTGTGGATATGCGATTACTCGTGATCTTGTTACTAGAGAATATGCGAAACAGCTGCTTCACAATGTCGATGACTCTGTGATTAACGATGTGGCTACTGGATTCCGTGACGACAAGTTCATGACGTACCATCCTCAATTTACAACATTCAGCAGGAATAAAAACTTACTAGCATATGATCAGTATTATCGAAGAACATCACGTGATCGTGAATATATCGTTGATCTTGACAATTCTTTTCATCGTGATATTAGTGACCTTCCATCTGAAGAGAAAAAACGACTAAAGCAAGGCATTAAGAAGCTTAATCAAGATAGAGAAGATGCTGAGATCCTTAATTTAAATTTAAATGATTTTCCAAATGTTGAAATACGCACTGTTTCTCGTCCGTATGTTGATTTACATGTGATGCTAAACGGTCAAGATGTGTGGAGTGGAGAGGACGATACTGGAATAGTTGAGACTTATCCGTTTGTTCCAATGCTATGCTACATGGAGCCATCTATTTGGATGCCTTCTCAGCGTATACAGGGAATGGCAGCATCACAATGGAGCGCGCAACGACAGTTCAACAAGCGGCACATGAAGATTATCGATATGATGGACTCTGTGATATCTACGGGTTACAAGTATCTCATCGGATCAGTTCCAGATCCAACAGATCTTCAGCAATCAGGACAAAATCGCATCATCGGTGTATCAGCAGACCCTGAGAAAGCCCCAGCGGGACTAGCTTCTGTTGAGCAGCTATCGGGTGTTAACGTTAATCCTGCGATTATGGAGTACCAGGCAGTACTAGATAAGCTCACTCTGACATTGGGCAACGTCACGGAGCCGTCAGTTGGGATGGAGGCGAAGAATACTCTTGTTTCTGGGCGTCTCGCTCAGGTTCAGATTGCTCAAAACTTGATGTCTAACAGGAAAGTATTCGACAACATCGATAATTCGCAGCAGGTTCTAGGTGGTTTGATACTAAAGGTTATCCAAAATAAGTATCCTCCTGGAAAAATTCAGCGTATTCTCAATGAAGAGCCTACAGAACAGTTCTACAACAAAGAATTTGAGCAGTTCGACGCGGTTGTTAAAGAGGGTGTACGCTCTAAGTCTCAGAAGGACGCTTACTACTACGAGCTTGTTAACCTTAAGCGCGATGGTATTGTTGACGTTCCTCAGGGTGAAATACTTGATGCTCTACAGATGGCAGGAAAATCTGATCTTGCTGAAGCAATTGATCAGCAGCAAGAACAGCAACAGGTTCAGCAGCAGAAGATCGACGAACAAGAACGTCTCGCTATGGAACTAGCAAATTCTCAGGCTGAGGCTAATCTAGCTATGTCGGCTGAAAGGCGCGCCAGAGTTGTAAGTGACTTAGCCTTAAGCACGGAAAGAATATCAGAAAGCGAAGAAAATAGATCGCAAGCTGCTTTGAATAGAGCGAAAACGATTACTGAAATAGCAACTCTTGAGGACGATAGAATTCTTAAAGTCCTTGAGTTTGTAAATATGCTAGAAATGCAAGAGACACAAGACAGGGAATTAATCGGTCAAAAAGTTATGAGTCAGGCAAAGGATATTGAGACTTCACGACTTCAACAGCCTGATCAAATCAATTCCGAAACTGAGGGTTCTTCCGAGAATCAACAGGTTCAGATGGCACAACAACAACTTAATCAAGCGATTGATGAGGAAACATTATGAAAAACATGAAGAGCAAGAGCTCAATGAGCTCCGTTAAGGGAGTATATTCATACTCAAAGAACCCAATGAAGAAGCCGCGTCAAGTAGCACCTATGTGTGGTCCTGGTGGCAATGCTGATCAAGCTAAAGCAAACAAGCTTCTTCAAAAAGCATACAAGGAAAACGATTCTCAGCGCGGAATGTCTGGAATGTAATCTAAGTGTAAAGGGTTTAATATGAGTTTAGCTAAGTGTCCAGGATCAGGTTTACTTTTACCAAAGAAGCTAATCGAAGAGAAAACTTCGTTAAAAAAGTCTATAGACGATTTGGTGGAAGACTGCATAAACCAACTTTCTCATTTAAGAGAAAATTACTTCCTGCAAATACATGCTAAATTCAACGAGCAAGATAGTACTAGGTTTGATATTTCACAGCCGGTAGCTTCGTTAAAACTTCCTCCGTTTACAAGCAATTCGCTTGTTTACTGGATAAGCCCACAGAGAGGTATTTGTGAGCTTCTTTGGATAGTTCCAGCGAAACAACCTGGTGAGAAACTTAAACCAGAGTTTAATAAAAAAGGTGTCGCCTACCTTCAAATGAAGGGCGCAATGGAAAAATCGACTTCGTAAAGTCGTTAAACAACGTTAAACGGGAGAGACTATGTCAGAGGACACCGAACCTCAAGTTATCGATCAGGTGGTAGAAAAAGCTGTCACATCTGAAGTTCCAGAAGTTCAGGAAGCTGAACAGACAGAACAGATGGAGGAGGCTAGTCAGGAAGCTGTCGAGAGACAAGTTCCACTATCAGCTGTTCAAAAAGAGCGTAAAAGAAGGCAGGATGCGGAAGCAGCTAGTCAAAGAGCTCAGATTGAGTTGCAGTATTACAAGGAACAGATGAGTAAGAAACCATCTGAACCTGAAGAAGACGATACTCAATACGAGTCAGCGACAAGAGCTGAATTGAAGCAGAGTGCACAACAGATAAAAGAAGAGACCATGCGTGATATTGAGGAAAGGCTTTGGGTTAAAGCTAATCCTGAAAAGAAGCGAATGGTCGATGAAGATTTAGCAGAATTTTTACAACAAAGACCGAATCTTGCGGGGGCTGTAGCATCTGCATCTAATCGGTACGAAGAAGCATTCATGCTAATGCAGGCATTGACGCCTAAACAGCAAGCTGCTTTGAAGCCTGTTGCTAAGCAACAAGCTCCAGGATCGCCACAGGGTGTTCCAAAAGCAGCTGGTGTTAACCAGGCAACTGATGTAATGCAAATGAGTGACGAGGAGTATCGAGCTTGGAGACAGACGAAACGTCAACGTAGGTAGTGGTCAAAGGATGGAATAAATGGCATCATCAGTTACTACAACAAGCGAATACGGCTCAATGGCCGATCGTTGGGCACACCGTGCGCTATTGCAGCGTTCTAAGCCTCACAACGTACACAACCTATTCGGACGTGCTTTTAGTCTGCCGACTAAGAATACCGACACAATGGCGTTTAGACGTCAGGAAAATCTAAATTCAGATCCTGTTGTTCTTCCAGAAGATGGAGATCCAGCACCTGAACAGATCATGAAGTTTGACATCAACGTTCAAGTACAAGAATTCGGAAAGGTTGTACTACTTTCCCGTAAAGTTCTACTTGTAGTTGAAGATGACACAGCTGCAGAAACAGCAGATAACCTTTCTCAGTGCATGCATACAATGCTCGATAAGGTTACTCGTGATGTTTGGGGTTCAGCTGTTCCACAGATTTCGTGCCTAAACGGTGCTAACGGTAACGCGATTACAGAGCTTACACAAGCTGATGTAGACCGTGCGATTGCATATCTGGACGAGAACGACACAGAGAAGATGACTCCAACCATCGAAGGTACATCACGCTTCGGAACGGGTCCAGTCGAGGCTGCATATTGGGTAGCTGCAAACGTTGGTGTTAAGGCTGACATTCGCTCTCTTGATTCTTTCATTCCAACAGCTGCTTATGGATCGCAAGATGCTGTATTACAGGCAGAACTTGGTGCTACTGATGAAGCGCGTTGGGTAACATCTACACTTGTAAATGTTTCTACCGATAGCCCTCCTCAGTACAGCAATACTTTTGTTGGAGCAAATGCGTATGGATACGTCGGAATTGACGAAGTATCTACTGAGATGATCCTAAAGCCACTAGGCTTCAATGATTATCTAAACCGATTCCAGTCAATGGGCTTCACTGCTTGGTTTAATGCAGCGATCCTAGATGATTCGCATATAGTTACCCTTCTGAGTACTAAAGCGTAACTATAAAAACCAAACAGAAGTTTAAGGAGAATTAATATGTCAGATCTAAAATACGGTCAAACAATGACCGCAGCACGCCGATTTGTATCAGGCGGTGTAGCATACACACTCGACCTACCGTTTCAAGCGGATAAGGTTGTTTTTAACAATCTAACTGATTGGACCAACACAGCTGGAAATATTCCAGTATCTGTCTGGTTTCGTGATGAAACAGATGCAGCTGAAGCTTATCAGCAGCAAGTTATCGACTCAGCAGCAGCTCAGTCTTTTAACTTCCTGAATCCAACGACCAACGGTTTCACAACTGCTGACACAAGTGGTGGTGTTACGGCTTATCGTTCGTTGATTTCTGCTGTTAGTCTTGCAGACCCTTGTGTCATCACGACTACTGCGGCTCATGGTCTACAAACTGATCAAATCGTTAGAATTACCGATTTGGGAAGCGGAATGCCAACGGCTAGAGGCGGAGACGAATTGAACAACAACAGATATCAGATCGTTGTTATCGATACGACTAACTTCTCGCTAAAAGACCCAGTGACTGGTGAGCCTATTGACTCTACCAACTTCACTGCTTGGGTAGCTGGTGGTCGTGTTACACTTGAGAGCCGCACTTTGACACTCAATAATCCGCAAGTTGATCCGTACGCCACTACACCGTATTCACCCACAGACTTTAGCTACGACCCTGTCGAGTACAAGCTAACTGCTGGTACAAGTGTGATCGGAAGCGACGGTGATAGATTTTATGTCGAGATCTATCGTTTCGGGGATGTAATTAACCTTGGAGATATAGGTTGATTTTGAATAGTTGATATCAAAATTGGTAACTTGATGCCGGGACTGATCGTGCCCGGCATCAATTTAGGAGAATATGGGACAAACAGCACACAGAGCTAGCATAACGAATATTACAAGCGCTTCACCTGCCGTTGTCACCACTTCGGAAGCACACGGTTATTCTACTGGTGATTTTGTTCGACTCACCGACCTTAATGGGAGAATCCCTGTTCCGCGTGGAGTAGACCAGATTAATAATTCTAAATTTAGAATAATAGTTACAGGTAATGATACCTTTTCTTTGGAAGATCCTGTAACATTCGATCCAGTTGACACGAGTACGTATCCTGCATACGTCATTGGGGGAAACTGCAATAAATTAGAGACAGAATTTCAATATAATGCGTCATGAGGACGAAATGGGAAGACCTAGAAAACATCCAGAAAAAGATTCTAACGTAGTTAAAGAGGAACCAACTATGACAGCTGTAATGGATACAGAGATCGAGAAAGCAATACAAGTAGAGCAAGAGAAAGTAGAGATTAACGATATGCCACTTACTTCTCTAAGAGATTATCGACTACGCAACGAAGCTGCTGCCGCAGAGAATAAAAAGCTAAAGCTGTGTCGGTACAAACTGATCCCCTGCCCGATCAGCCTACACCCTACACAACGTATCGTATTCGGACGTGTAGATCAGCCAAGCAATCCACTAAACGTATTTGTCAGTAACTCGATGATTCACTTTAAGAAGACTCTGATTCCAGGACAAGCTTACGATCTTCCTCAGTGTATCGTTAGTTATCTTTCAGAGAAGGGTACACCGGTTTGGAAGTGGAGAGACAAAGCTGACGGAAGCCGTGAGACTTATTTTTCTCACAAAGAGCCTCGTTTTGCACTAAGAACAATCTACCAGGACTAAGTAATGGCTAGGAACGTATCAGATATTTTACGAATCATGCGGCTTGCAATTGGAAGACGGAACGAAAACGATCCTGACTCTAATGACGCCACGCTTCTAAATTATATCAACGATTTCGTTTCTTTGACGATGTCTGATGATGTTAAGGTGTTTGAGCAATGGGGCACCTTATCTTTCACAATTGATGAGACGATCACAGACGGGGTTTATACGTTCCCAGGTGCAAGTACGTCTAATGACTTCGTTAACATCGGCTCAGAGGCTATTATAAGCCTTACAGACCCTGTTGACAGCTCAGTATCATGGAATCGTCTGCAGATATTTCAAGATCCAGGAGAATTCTATGGATATTGGGGTATCAATAATACAGATATTTTAATCGCTGGATTCCCTACACAAATGTTGTATCACGGTGATGAGTTTGTATTTAGGACGATTCCAGATACTGGTTACACGATCAATATCTATGGATATAAGAAAAATAGCGATTTCGATTCAGCAGGGAGCACAGCACTTCCTTTTGATCACTGGCTCAGATATCTAGCGTATGGTGCTGCAATGGACTATGCAGCTGATTACAGTATTGATCCACAGAGAATGCAGATCATAGCTAAGCAGTTCGCTAGGCAGCGTGAATTAATGTTGACGCGTACTCATAATCAAATCAAAATCAGTCGGGCAGCCCCACATTTCTAGGAGAAAACACAATGGTATGGAGAACGACAGCCCCAGACGGTACAAAATCGGTAAAAGACAACAGGTCTATACTTCAGGATAATACTACATATACTAAAACGACGATGAATGTTGATCATTTTTGGGATGATGCTACAGCTGGAAATGACGGTCATCACCAATTTGTTCAGATGCCGAAGTCTGATGTTGGAGGCACTCCTACTGATCCATCCCTAGCTGCATTAATGGATGGTTTAGTATACGCAAAAGAACTTACTTCAACTGAATCTGTTAACAACCAAGATGTAAAGCCTTTTTTCATAAATGAAAGTGCTGCTGCTGGAGCAACTCTTGGTGTTACTCAAGTAATGCAGCTTCTTGGAATTCGAGCGATGTGTGTGTTTGATGTTTCTCCTGCAGGTGCGATAACAGAGTTATACAAGCATAATTGCACGGTAACAAGGACATCAGCTGGACGATTTACAGCAACATTCACAGCAGAGCTTCCAACAAATGACTATATAGCTATTGGAGATTGCATAAGACGTGATGCAAATCCAGCAAATGTCAATCATTGGGCTCCTCAAGGAGCTGCTACAGTGTCAACTGTTAAGTCAACAACATTTTTTAAGTTTATAACGTTTACTTATTCTGGGTCTCCATCAAACGTAGATCCACTTCAATGCTGGTTCGTAATATTTGGTGGATAAATGCAAACGTACGAAATTACAGGCTACGAATCTGGTGTATCTAGAGCTGGTGTAAACTATCTACAGCCTGCTGATGCATTCCAAAATATTTCAAATGGATATATTTACAGACAGGTTCTTCAGTCTCGCCAAGGATTCTCTAGGTTCTCTACTGGACCTGTTTCTGATGGCAGTCGTATTATGGGCATTTTTGAGCATGTATTGCTTGATAACACTACCCAGTTGTTGGTTATTAGCCAGCAATTTCTTTATAAGTATAATACTGGAACTGACACATTCGATCAGATAGCTAATGCTGGATCAGCACCTGCTGGTGGTTTTGGAATATCAGCACGTGATTTTTATGTTTCTGGTACTACATATCCTTTTAAAGACGGAACACAGAGATTTCTTTTCACCGGACAGGGGATGTCTGACATTTATAGCTATGATGGGACAGATGTTCAAAGTTTTACGTTGGATAACGCAGACTTTCAAGCCTTCGCTGGTGGAGCTCTCACTAATGCATGGTTTATTCTGTGGTTTGGTGAGCGCCTTAATATCTTCAATCCAACAATAGCGGCGCAACCAACCCCTCAGGGAGTTCTATATTCAGGTATTAGAAATTCTGCTGGTAATGGTGATAAATTTAACGTTTCAGGTTCAGGTCTATTGAATGCTGACACTAGCGAGTATATCAACGGTGTAAGTATCAACGGAAACGAAATAATAATGAATTTCTCGAGATCAAACTGGGTACTTGAGAAGACAAGAGATGTGTTTAATCCCTATTTTATAAGAAAAGTACCTAGTGTACTGGGAACTGATGCACCTTTCTCGTCAGTTACTTGGGATAATCTTACTGTATCTGTTGGAAAAACAGGAATTCTTGCTACTGATGGACGTCAATCAAGTCGATTTGATAACAAAATCCCAGATTTCACTGAAAATGATATAGATGGCACTACATTTCCGCTGACATATGGTGGGTTTGATCGAGTAAATGGACAATTTCTTTTTTCTTATAGAAGCGGTCAGATTGATGATCTAGATACACAAGACAAGGTGTTGGTCAATAATTACGAAGAGAACACTTGGTCTACATTTGATAATCGATTCACTGTGTTTGGACAGACTGAGTTGGGAAGTGAAACCGTTTGGAACTCAATCGATGAAAATACACTACCTGAATGGGCCACTTGGGATACAACAACAGATATCTGGAATAAGATTGGGTTAGAGGCTACAGTCCAAAAGACATTAGCTGGAGACGATGATGGATTCGTTTACCAGTTAAATACTGATTACAATGATTATGCAGTAGACATCACTGGGATAACAACCGCTAGTCCTTGTGTGATATCTACTGGAACACAATCAATAAAAGTCGGTGATAGAATAGCTGTTTCAGATGTTGTAGGAATGGTATCCCCCGCTCCAAACTCACAATCGATTAACAATTTTGATTTTGCTACAAATACTTTGACAGGAAATTATTATAATGTCACTGCGGCAACGTCTAGTAGCATTACTATTGACCTAGATACAACACTATATACTGCATGGTCAAGTGGTGGTACCGCATCTGTTCCTATTGAGTTTTCAGCGGAGACTATCCCTTTCAACCCTTGGAGAGAGCAGGGAAACAGGGTATATGTATCCTATATTGAAGTTTTACTCGATACTGGAAGTGGGAATCTTCTTGTTGATGTATATGAAAACGAAGAGGATGCACCATTCAGGTCTGACATACCACTTATTCCTTCTGCTCCAAACAAAGGTAGAGAGTGGATCTCTATTGGAATTAATCAAGAATCTGATTTTCTTACATTCGTATTTAAACAAATAAGTCCTGCAGTTAGAATAAAAATGACTAGTGTTAGGATTCATTGTAGACCTGGAGGACCGTCACTTGGCTAAGATTTCAGAGACGTACAACTTTGGAAATACGAAGGATATGAGTCCAGAGGAAATGATGCGTGCAATTCAAGATATGTACACTGATCTTGCAAGTGCTATAAATAGAAAGCCAGACGTATATACAAGAGATACTGATGGTCAGGCAACAGATACATTTTTATCGAATGGTGATATCAATATTAATCTATCAACTGATAAAATTGAGATGATTAGTAATCACACAAATCCAACGACGGTCGTATGGACCCAACTTTCACCTTGAGGAAAACATAATGGACCCATTTACAAAGTCACTAATATTATCAGCTATTGGAGCTGGTGGATCTGCTTTAGGTGGAATTTTTGGACGTGGAAGAGGTAAAGAAACCCCAACTCAGCAGCGACAAAGAATGGCAATAGATGACATTCTTGCTGGAATGAAGGGAGAGGGTCCTTATGCTAGTTTGTTTTCAGCAGATCAAGATGCTTTTCAGAGATCTTATGTAGACCCTGCAAAATCAAGGTTTGAAAAGCAAATAGCCCCACAGATCCAGCAAGAATTTATCGCATCTGGACAGCAGCGCGGAACAGGACTTGATGATACTCTTTCACGTGCTGGTGTTGATATGGATATGCAACTAGCTGAGCAGTATGGACAGTTCCAAGAGAACGCTCTACAAAGACAATTGCAAGCTCTTGGAATAACTCTTGGAGCCGGTTCAGGTGCACCTGTAGGTCAAAGTGCAGGTAGCGCAGCAGGACAAGGTCTAGCAGGTTACTTTGCAAGCCCAGGATTTTCTACAGGTCTTTCAGGACTACTAGATCAATATTCTAATAGAGGGTATGGAGGATCTGGATCTAACGCTTTAGCAAGTGGAGGCTCAATAGTTCCAATCTCTAGGGGAGCTGGAGCTGCAACAAGAAGAGGATATATTCAATGACACCATCACCATTTCAAATTGGACAGGCAATAGGATCAAATATTGGCCAAGTCCAAGAACGCCATACAGACTTAACAGCTATTGACCAGATACTATCTCAAGCTGGACAAAGTGGTGATCAGCAGGCAATTGATACTGCGATGAATCAGATTCTTGCTAGAGT